TGCTTATTCCGGCATCCTTCATTGTGTACTTCTGTATCTCGTATCTCAGAAGGTCCTCAACACCTGTGCGCCCTTCTTTTGATTGCTGTCCTGCATGGTAAATGTTATATCCCTTATTTGTGGAAGTATATCCGTCAATAATGGAAGCGTTGCCCGCCAATTTAGCAACTTCGTACATATCCTTAGCGATAGCTGCTTGCGTTTCAGGGGGAAGCGAACGGATTTCTTCACTATTCGCCATAGCGGTAATGAAGGCATCTCTCGCATTTCCTTCTACGGTATCTTTCATGGTTTTTTCTTCTGGCGTAACTTTTCTTTGAACGCCATTTTCCGTGATCTTAGAGCTAAACGCCTGAGGGAATATCTCCTGATCTACCTGACTCTCTGTAGATGGCTCGCCTTTTCTTATCGACTTATTCCGTGATAACTGTTCATATAGGTTGTAAAGGTATTCATCCTTAACGGTAGTGTTATCATTTGAATAATAACCGGGTGAAAGATGATTATATGCAAGTCTAGCGGCAAGGTTATCACTTCCAGGGCCTTTATAGTTCTGTTCTTCATCTCCCCATTTATTGATGTAAGGCTGGCTCATTTCAGACAAACCGGGGATTTTGTTCATTATGCTCTTTAATGTACGATCAGCAATACCCCGAACGCCTGTCTTATCCGTATAGGTTGACCTTCGTGTATTGTCAATGCTTCTTGCTATGTTTCCAAGTTCAGTAGGTATAAACTGTGTAGCGTAATTCTTTACGGCTGTTGCACCCGCCTGTTTAATGGTGTCCATTTCATCTTCTGCATACTGAGCGGAACGCAATACATCCACAAGAGATGAAAGCATTGTTGTCTCAAGAACAGGCTCACCGATATCAGCTATCATTTGCGTAAAGCCTTCTGCCGACAACCCAGATTGTGCCAGGTTAGCTCCTGCAAGAAGGATCGTGAGTGAAGGTGAAAGCCAGTCTAGCGTATATGATCCGAGCGGTCCGAGGTTAAGTGAATAGTCCTGCTTTCCAGTTAAAGCATCAAGCTCGCCCGTTTCTTCATCTTCACGGCCTGTAATAAATCCGCTCTTTGCAAGACCCCATCCAGCAGCAAGCAATCCTGCTCCGGTTGCTTCCTTTGCCAGATCGTCAATCAGTTTATTTACTGCCTTCGGTTTATGCCTTGCTATATCAGCTATATCTACGCCAAACCTTGCAAGATGAATCGGCTGATAATCCCATAAAGAAGTCACTATGTTCATAGGAGTTCTCTTGAACGGAACAGTGGCATCAAGGAATAAGCCTGCGAGTTTATGCGCTCTTTTTCCTGCTCCTTCTTCACTCCAATTTATATCTCGTGCTTCTTGAGAGAATTTTGAAAGTTTATCAGCAAGCCAGTTATTTTGATTGAATGTTGCCTTTTCAGCCTGTTCTTTTGCGTATGACCGAGCTTCCTCTAAAAATTCAAGTGTTTTACGATCCGTAATATCACTTTTTAATATGGATTCATCATAGCCATTAGCCTTCAAGTATCTTGTAAGAGAATCGGCATACTTCCTACGCTTAGCCGCTATATCCTCTAATTCAAGTATCGAAGAATTAGCGTTTGCTGTATCACTTGCGGCGGAGCCTACTTTTCCATATCCGAAAACATTTTTGTTCCCTTCAATACCCTGTGCGGCAGTAGTGTACTTATTCCCTACAAGATCAGTAAAAGCATTTTCTTCAAAATCATCTAGGGAAGCGTTGTATAAGCTGCGGTCTGCCCCGTTCTTGCGAATGAATGTATTTGTCCTATCTATGCCCTGGCCGCCATGCTTGAGTTCTATGCCTTGCTCAGCGGCCCTTGCACCCTTTTTGAGACTTGCCCTGTCAACGGCTTCTTCAAGAAGTCCTGCGAGCTGATCCTTGAAGTTAGTTATCTCTCCCCAAGTATAGTTACCGGCTATGTTTCTTAAATGAGTTTTAGGGTTAGCAAGCATAGCAAAATATCTGATGGTGTCTGCTTTTTCATATATTCCACCAGTCAGATTGAGCGCTCTCGCCAGCTTAGCGTATGCCTGATTTTCAAGTTCAAAACGCTGCCTACTCTTATAACCGAACATTTCAGCCTGATCGAATAATTCTCTAACTTCCTGCTCTATGCTATCGTCAAGCCCGGTAAAGCCTGTAACTCCTGCCTGTTCAATCATATCAAGGGTTTCGCTTATATCCTCATTCTGCTTCATCTGCATAGCAAGGGTATCGGATAACTTCTTGATATTGGCCTCTTGGAAATTACGCTTAATCTTATAATTCCCATTCTTATCAATGATACTGCGTAACATGTCCTGAATTTGATCGGATAAGCTTTCAACAGATTCCTTGTCTAAATCAGCATTAACAAGTTGATTCCACAATTCCTCGGTTGATTCGTGCATCATTTCACCGAGTTTAGGATTATTCTTTAACGCATCCTCATACTGTCTTGCTGCGATATTGTAGGCTGCAAAAGTAGCACCATCGGCATCCCTGGACCATTTAGCCCATGCCTGCGATACCTGACCGGCGTTAGTTGCTGCCTTGCGCTGTCTGATAGTGAGCGCGTCTAACTGAGATTGTAAGTAGTTAGCCGTTTGCGTATCTCCGCTATTCTTAGCAAGTGCAAGATCCTGTTTAATCTTATTGCGGAGCATCATTGATGTATCTACATCCTCAGATGTAAAAGCATCATCAGCAGTATTGAGAATATCGTTATATGCCTTATTCGGAGATTCCAAAACTCTTTTAGCGCCTATGCGCATAGTTTCCTGTTCTTCTTTAGGAACGTAACTATACAAGCCCCTTGAAAGGTCCTCAGCGTTCTGCGCATCCCCATCAAGAGTACGCATAGTATTAGTGCCAAGTTTGGAATTGCGTGATCCCAGCTGTTCGGGCAGTTGATTCTTCTGGATAGCGTTAGGATCAGGAACATAGGGATCATTAAAGTTATTGACAAGTCTTGTTATATCATCACTCTCCGCCTGAGCAGCGTTGACAGTGGGGATTTCGTCAACAACTTCCGCCATTTCAGGCTCCGCCATTTTAGGAATATCCGTAACCTCATTCTGTGCTACATTGGGCGTTTCTGCCACCGGCATAGTCTTAGCCGGTTCTTCTAAGGTTTCACCATTAAGAAGTCTGCTTATAGTATCTTCCGGCTCCTCTCCTGAAAGAAGTCTCTGATTGTTTTCTTCTGCATCTGCTATGTTCTGCCATAACTTCTGCGGAGATCCCACGCCCATTGATTGAGGCGTGTTGTATGAAAAACTTTTCTTCCCAAAAAGACCATCGTAACCTTCAAGGGTTATCTTCTTAGCTCTAGTATCAAACCTCTTACAAGCGTTATAAAGATCCTTGCGGGCCTGATTTATAGCGTCAAGGCTATCTCCATCAAGAGAAGTCCGATAGTTGTCTATGGCTTTACGGATATTGCCGGCCTCTTTTGCTATCGTTTCATCTTCAAGAGATACGTTACCAAGCGTTTGATTTATTCGTGCAGCCACTCCATCAAGCTGCTGAGAAGGTCTAGGCATACTCCAGGTAGGCGTTCCACCTAAATCAATCAGCTCTTTGCTTTCTCTTTCAAGACGCTCTATCTCTCCAATAACACGGCTTGCCTTTTCAACATCTCCGCCATTATTGATATATTCCTGTGCTTTATTAAGAGTTTCCTTCCACCAATCACGAGATCCGTCATAACCAGTGCTTAAATCGTTAAACAACTGTTGTTCGTCATTATCTAGTTTAGGAGTTTCAACTTTTTTACCCTCAGCCTGAACGGATGGCATTTCCGGTTTCACTTCGGGCGCAACTTCATCTACTTTAGGAGTAACTTCATCTGCCTGTTTAGTGGTTTGCGTAAACTCATCTATTGCCCTCTGTTTTAATTCATTCAGATCGGCATCCAGATTGTTTCTGTCATATTCCTGAAGAAGCTTTTTGAAATCATCAACGCTTTCTTCTGCCGAAGTTTCTGATGCTTGTTTGGCAAGATTATCAACTTCATTTGCAATCTGCTTAATCCCTGCCTCAGATGTATTGTTTTCGCCAAACTTTAATGCTTTTATCTTGTCAAAATAATCATCTACGGACTTAATAAATTTGTTATCAACATTAACTCCATTTTCTGCCATTCGATTTATATGGGAATGTATAGCGTTTCTTGCACTGTCAATGCTTTCTGCACTGGTATGAAGTGGACTTTCTGCAAAATCTAACGCTTTTTTGATGTCATTAAGCGCATTAATAGCATTATTACGTTGATATTTATATAGATTTGATGTATCTATCTGCTTTAATATATTCTCTCGTTGTACTGAAAGCGTATCTCTAAAGCGTGATAATACATCAGATTCAGTTGCCTGTTTAGCAAGATTCTCTACTTCATCAACTGCCTGATTGACGTTATCAATTTTTGCGTTTACATCTATCTCATTCTGTTTAGCAAGGTCAAGCGGATTAACTTCACTTGCCTTAACAGCGTCTACAACTTCATCTGCATTTGTGCCTTTAAGTCTGCCGACTATATTCTTAATGCCATCAACAACATAGGGTATCATTTCCCCGCCGATATTATAGACAGTATTCTCGGTAAGGCTATTCATAGCATCTGCTATAATCTGATCTGTGCTTTTACCTTCCTGTATTCCAGGAATAACTACGTTAGGTACGGTATCAAGAATTGCGTCTGCTATTGTGCCACGCATAACGCTACCGGCCACACCACCGGCTACTGCGTTTCCGTTAAACAGAGCTGTGCCTAAGCCATTAGTAAACGATGTAAGAGCCGGTATCTGTTCCAGAACAGGGCTAAGCGCCGAGTATTCGGCCATAATGGTACTAAGTTTTCCCGCATTTGTGGCAGCCGGGCTTTGTTTTTCTGCGTTATTAAGGGCGCTAGAAAAGTTGTATTCGTCATTAACGCCCATTAACTGATCTACCTTATTTGATACACTTTCTCCAAAAGGAGCCTTAGATATTGCACCGATTGTATAATTAGAGATATCTCTAGCCTTGTTATCTAACGAGATTAAACGCTCGTATTCATCCTGTTCTTCCGGTGTCATCTGAGAACGGATCATCTGTGCTATATTTGGATTGTTAGCGTTATACAGTTCTTTTGCAGTCGGATTGCTTTCAAGATATTCAGCCACAATATCTTTAGCGTGTTTCTGCTCATAGTTAGTCATCTTATATTCGGGATCGAGATACTTTTCAATACTTGCATCTCTACCCATACTTTCAGCGTCATATACCGCATTAATCTGATTCTGTAACGCTCTTGCCCTATTCTGGTTCTGAACATCGTCAAACTGCGATACACGATCAAGTCTGCGCTGTAACTTGTTTACTTCATTCTGCGCACTTTCGGAAAGAGGTTTTCCACCTTCACGCTCTCCGTAAGTCTCTATCATTTCGCCCTTATTTTTGGGCGCACTTTTAGCCTTATTCTCTGCACTCGTCTGCGCCATTTTACGCCCCTTTTCTGCCATATCCGCACCAACGGGCATAGAAGTTGTTTCAGGCTGTTCTGTGCGCTCCTGCGCTCTCTCAGAGGTATGTCTAGCGATAGGCGTACCATTGTTATAATAGTCACGCATACGCTGATCTAAATCGGCCTGGAATCCCTGACCTTTATTTGTTGTGGGGATAGGCTGTACTGCCGGAATGGTAGCCGCCTGCTGAGGCTCATACTCCGGGAACATCTCTGCGACATTTCTGCCGGATGCACTTCTTCTGGGAGTAGAGCGTTCTTCAAGAACGGGTATGGCTGCCGGTGCAACTTCTCTGCGTGTGGTTTGTCTGCTATCGGCCCTATCGTTACGGGGCTGAGACTGTCGCTGTGAGCTGTTAGAATTGCCCTGAGTTCTCTGCTGTCTCTGTCTCGTTTCTTCTCTCTGCTGAGATGTCTGTCTCTGCTGAGTGTTCTGCCTGTTTTCTTCTTCTCTTTTCTTTTTAGAGGTTGCACCTTTAGCCATTATAAAATCTCCTTAAATCGTGATTAGCCTGCCATCTGCTCTAACATAGCAAGATACTTAGCATAATCTGTTACTGAGCCTAAATCGCTACCCTGTCTAGTGTTGTAAAGATCCACACCAAGAGCGTTTTCAGTAGGCGTGTAATTCAAAGCGGCTGCATCCATATTGTTCATAAGCCCTGCAAGAGTGTTTGTATAAGCACCTTCATTTGCAAGCGCTCCAATAGAAGGAACATTAAGTGTGACTGCGTTCATAGGATTACCGCTTACGGATGACAGATTTGCAAAAGCGTTAGCAAGTCCGCTTATGGAAGATCCTGAATAAACACCCATAAGAGCGTTATACAGATTATTCTCATAAGAGTTCTTGTAGTCAGCGTAGTTTGCTTCAAGCTGATTCATAGCGGAAGCGTAGTTCTGCGCCAACTCATTTACATAGTTGGTGTAGTTGTTCTGAGCTGTATTAAACTCTGAATTATACGCTCTGTTAGCGCTTGAAACATTGTTGTTGTAGGTGTTAAGCAACTGAGCCAAGTTCTTAGCAAGAGTGTTGTTAATCGTATTCCGACTATTGCCGTAGTTGTTATACAGATTTGCGAGGCTACTTTCGGTCGCACCACCACTTATACCGGCTGCTGCAAGGTTCTGAGCCATATCACGCTTATTCATCATGTAGTTGATATAAGCCTGAGTAAGCGAATCGTTTGCATCACTCCGCTGTACGCCTTCACCGTAATCGTAGTTTTCCTTCAAAGAGCCAAGAGTAGACTCTAAGTTTTTCCTTAAAGTATCAGCGGTCTTACTCCACTGCGTATCTATTCTCTGATTTGCAGTGTTGTAGGCATTCTGAGTATTGCCTTTCTGGAAGTTGTAGGCATTAGCAGCGTTTTGGAGTGCCTTAGAATAATTGCTGTATGCAGCTCCTACCTGAGCATCAATCATCTGCTGTAACCAATCAGATCCGTCTGCACCATATCCTTCTACTTCGTAGTAGCCATCACCACCATCACTGCCACTACCGCCTCTACCACTCCGGCTGTAACTGCTTGAATAGCTTTCATCCACATTCGGAGTAGCGTCTACATAGCCACCCGAGCCACCCGAGCCACCCTGAGCGTAAGCACTATTAAGAGACTTGTTTGAAATATCAGAGTTGGACGATTTTGTGGCGGTCTGATACATTGACGAAGGACTAAGTTTTTTATTTGTAGTAGTCATCGTCTTTTTTGCAGTAGAGCCTTTTTTGGTTCCGCCTAAAGCATTAGCTTCTGCTGTATACATATCTCGTATCTCCTTTCTTAGATATATGCGCATATATTAAAAAAGGCGTAGCCACCACTACGTCTTGATTAATTGGAGGTTGGCGGAGGGGATGACCGGGGGAATCACCCTCTCCGCTGTTTATGAAAGACAACATAAGCCAAACTGGAGGGTTAAGGCTTTATGAGTATGCCTTCTTTTAAGAGAATCAGCATAGCGGTATTCTGCTTAGCCGATCCTGTGTAGGAATCCGTAAAGTTCGCATTGTAGATTGCCCTTCTGTAAGAGAGGTCGGAGTCGGCTCCCACGGCTGCAAGGGCCATTACGATTGAGTCCGTATCTCCTTCGTACTTCGGGAAGTGTGCCACATGAATATTCTGCTCGTCATACTTCGTGAGGTTGTACTTCTGTACTGTGTTGCAAAGAGTGTTCACATAGGTTGATGATGTAGCCCATCCATCGGCTTTTAGGTACTCCGCAAACTGACGATAGGTTTTAGCATCCCGCAGATTGGCATATCGTTTGGATTCAATGAACGAATAGTAGCCTTCGACTCCTTCGATGTCCGAATCATACGCCCTAAAGTTGTCACGGATATCGGTAAGTGTTCCGGGCGTGTATTCCTCTTTGGTTTTCATATTGACGGATTTGCCCTTCCAAGACTTTCCGCACTTCATCCCGAAATGATTATGATAATCTCTTGCCAGTTTGGATGTAGCACATGCCCCTTCTATGATCGCTTGCGCTATCGTGGTAGAGACAATGGAGTATCCTCTTGCGAATCCTTCACGCTGAATAAGCGGAGCGATATGCTCTATAAATGCTTTTGCTTGTGATGCTGAATATCCCATACTATTCTGCCTTGTTGGAAACGGAATTGAGTTTGATTAAATCTTCTTTTCTGGAATCCATAACGCCATTGTTACCGAGTTCGTGATAAGCCTTGTATGCAGCCATCCACATATCAAGGTCATCATCCTCGATGTAACCCTGTTTCATGTACTTGTGGAAGTCCTGCGTCAAGTCTCTACGCATCATCTTCTGAATAGCGTTAGCAAGGATGTCCTGCTTCTTTCCGAACCTGATACAAGCCTTTGCGAAGTACACCGCACAAGCACATAAAGAAGGCACTCCAAAGAGCGCCAGTAAGTTTACGATATTCCGTATTTCTTCCATTTTACTTGTCTCCCATACCTACGGCTTTTGCGTCAACATATGCCTCACATCCGGCATAAATGGCGGCAGATATAACTGTTAATACCGAACCAACTATCGTCAAGGTCTGATTTCCTGCAACGATGCCGGAGATCCCTGTTCCCAGAGATGCCAACACGGCCGCAATCGTGATCCACATTTTTCTGCTTGATAATTTACTTTTCCAATCCATTGTCTTTGTCCTTTCTGCTTGATGCCTTTTTCTTTATCCACCATATCGCAAAGGTGATGACCGCCTCACTCGTTGCCAAGTTTAGGACACATTCAATGAGTGTGTCTGGTACGGCTTGATAAATGCAAAAAATAACGATCATCGTAATAACAAACACAATGACCGCTATTGCACACGCTATGAGTATTTTGTCTATCGTATTCATTTCCACACCCACAACAAGAGCAACGACACCGCACCCATACCGATAAGTAACAGAAGAAATATGATTGAGCCTATTAATTCAAGCGTCATTTGCTCACGCTTTCCTTTTCAATGGGTTCAACTTGTGCTGTCGGTTGCTCATATAACAACGCTATCGCTCCACATAAGCCATTGATTGTGTCTTTGTTCTTTAATTGTTTTGCTTTATCTTCTATTGTTTTCTGAAAAGCATCTGCGTCTATTAATCTCATTTGCTCACCTCATCCCAACTGTCGTAAAGCCTTGAACATTCGTCACACAATCCCCATTTAGGAACAGGTCTGCCACACCGAGGACAATGCCAAGAGCCGTTATCGTATGTTCCGTCATTGTTCTTGAAATGTTTACAAGGCTTATCAGTATTCTTTACGGCTTTCCAATAATCTCCGTGTTTGCAAACGTGGTATTCAATATCACTATTGCCTACAAAGTCTATTATGGTGTTGTCGTAGTAAATACAATCTTTGCAAGTCATAACGGCTTTCCTGCTGAATAAATCACCAACGCTATCCATACTATGAGCATTATTATGTTGATGAAGATGATTTTGAGGGTATCACTCACTCTGTCGCTTCGGGTTCGGGAGCAGGAAGTCTGTCGATAGTTTCTGTCTTGATTGCTCTGCCGTAAGGGTCAAGAAGTGATACAACGACATATCCTGTCTGTGCGTTGCCACCATACTGTGAACACTTATCATAGAAAAGGTTTTCAGCCTCGGTAAGAGTTTCCTTGCGTGTGATTTCCTCTGCGTTTCCACCGCTCTTATTGAGTGAGAGTACAAGTACATAGTATTTGTTTAACATTGTTTATTTCCTCCTTAAACTTTTTCAAACAAAACATCTGCATAAGCCGCAGTTGCATTAACAGTATACGCTGAACTTAATACATTTTTTAATACCATCTGAACATGGGGACTACTTGCTGTGACATTAGCTGTTAAAACACCACAAGCGCATATACCATACGAACCTGTGAAATAACCAGTTATACCTATAGGCTGATATCCTGTAATATCAGTTCCAGATGGAGGAGTAATTTGAATAGATTTAGCCTCTGTAGCCGAAAATGAAATGGCACTCGTATTAGTATATCTAACTGTCTTAAATCTATTTGAAATAATATTATTTCTATTAAGTTCTGCAAACTGTTCAGCCATTTAGTCCACCCCCTTTACTTTGATATAAAATGCTGTTGTCGGAATTGCTGACGCATAGAGATAGATGCAAGGCACACTATCGTCAACAGTTGCATACTGTAAAAGGTTGTATGCGGTCTGCTGTGCCGATGTTGGAAGTGTCGAGCCGTTTGAGCCGATGTCAACTGTCGGACATTCAGCGTATGCGTGAGCTACCGAAACAGCCTTCTTGTAAAGCGTAACGCCACTCTGAGAAGTGGTATCAGTAGACCAATTCTGCAAGTCAACCTCAAAAGTAGTTACAGTGTTCTCATCCTCTAACGCTCCTACACTCGTGTCAAGCGTTCCGATAGCTGAATCAAGTTTCGTGCTATCGCCTGAGTTCATATCTATATCAGATCCATACAGCGTAACATTGTTTCCGCTCTTGCCGTTTACAACTGTCGGATTACCCTGATCTCCCTTATCTCCTTTAGGAAGGACAAAATCAAATACCGCTGCGGTTGAAGTTCCGACATTGGTTACGCTCGCTGTCTGACCGCTTGTGACTGTACCAACTGCGATAGTTCCTGCGTTTCCTGTATCACCCTTATCACCTTGTTCAAGAGTAAAGTTAAGAACGGGATAATCGGCTGTACCTGATATCGTTACGGCTGACGGAGAGCCTGTCGTTACTGTTCCGATGGAGAGTGAAGGTGTTGCACCAGTATCTCCTTTAGAACCTTTAAGTTCTCCGATGTTTACCCAAGCGGAAGTATCGGGGTCCCAAAGATATACATAACCTAAAGTATCGTCACCAACAAAGTAAGCATTTCCTCGCTGTCCTGTCGGATGTGCTGTCTGCAAGTCTGCAAGTGTCGCATACGTTCCTAAAAGAGTAAGTCCAGTACCAGGATCACCCTGATCGCCTTTAGGAAGCACGAAGTTGAATACGGCTGCATCTGACGTACCACTGTTGATAACGCTTGCCGTTGCACCACTCGTTACTGTTCCGACTGCGATTGTAGCTGCATCTCCGGGATCACCTTTAGGGAGTGTAAAGTCAAAGATTGCATCGGTCTGTGAACCGACATTTTGCACATCTGCTGTCTGCCCTGCCGTTACGTCACCGATTGTAATTGTGGCAGCCTTACCGGGATCACCCTTTTCACCGGGCTGGATGAGTACCTTAGTTATTCCATTAACGGAATCATCCTGAATGGTTACATTGTTTGAGAACTGTAATTTACTCTCCTGAGTGTAAATCGTTCCGCTACCATCCATTATTCTGTGACCAGAAGATGCCGTACCGCTCCAAGTAGATCCGCCATCGCTTGACACCTCAATAGCCATATCAGCATTGAGACGCATATTAGTTATGTCGTTTGACTTGATTGCCTCATCAATATTGGAAGCGTCAAGTTCATCCGACAAGTCATTAAACTTAGGCACGATAACGTCAAGCGCTATCTCATCAAACTTTTCCTGAATGTCCGTAGTGCTTAAGTTCGGAGTATCAGGAAGTCCGATAACACCCTTTCCGGTTAAGTCGGCCTGCGTGATTTTCGTATAACTCATCTTTGCTCTCCTTATCCCTTATAGTTGCCGTTTTCTACATACTCAAACGCTATGTTATATAAGCCGAATGGCTCATCAAGTTCACCATTTACAAGCCGTAATCTAAACTTGTCTACCTTCTTAACCCTTACCTTCGTTGAGATGGTATGCTGTGTCCTATCTCCGCTAAATGACAACTTGCTAAATACAAGATGGCTAAATGAAAGATATCGGCCTGTTGTATCATCCGTCTTGATGAACTGCCACAAACCTCTGTTCATAACCCATATGTCAACTGATGTAGCAAGAGCGGAGTCAAGGCGGAGTGCTATGTATCTGAGCGTCTTGTTCTTGTAGAACAGTTTTCCGTCTATGTCTGGTGTTTCCCATATGGCCTCTATCGGCTCACCATCGTCACTGTAGGAGGCAAGAGCATACTTGTCTGTGAAGAATCTGCATATCCTTCCGTCTGCTGTTCCGAAGAATAAATCCTCGTTCTGCTCCCACATAACCCTTGCGGGCATATTCGTTCTGTAGAATCCTGCATACTGCCTTGTTGAGTAAGGCATTGACGGATCTGTTCTGATAGGCTGTAAGCCATCAAGGATGTAGGCTACATTGTTCAGGCATAGCCAGTACATATCCTTATGCGTATAGCCGTAAGCATTTTCAAGGTTTGCCTCTTGCAAGAGTTTTCCGTCAAGGAAATAACTCCTATTCTGTGCGTACTTCTCACCAGTAATATCCTGAGCCGTAACCGCATACACACCCTCTCTTGTAAGGAAAAGCGGTTCGGTTGACAAATAGGCAAAAGAAAAAGGAGCAATCGCTCCCGCCCCTTGAAGTGTATTGATTATCCTGAATGAAGGCTTGCTGTCTACCAAATCGCCTTCTCTGAGTATGATGTTTTGGTCTTTCTCCATCCAGTCCTTGTGAGCTGCGAGATAGTTTGAAATGATCGAATATCCGATTATCGCACTACCCGAAGTACCAAGCGCTGAATAGCCAGTATCAGGGAAGTAGGTCAAATCGCTATACCCTGAATACCAGTCGTAGTTTATCCTTTCGGGATTTCCTGAAACGAACAGTCTGTCCGATGCACCATTCACTCCGTAAAGGATTCCGATAGTACACTTGTTTATTCTGTCCGAATATCCCGCTACCGTTCTGTATGCCGTAATCTTTACGTTATCTTCGCCGGGTACAGGGCTTGTGCCGGGGGCGTTGTTGAACGTGATAACGCCAGTTGTCGCATTAAATGAGAACGCTGTTGTCTGCGTCCACACTCCTTGAGCATTAAGCAGATAGGCTTTAGGCGTAGTGTTGTCAAGATTAGTGAAGGACATATGATAGTTCTTCTCACTTGTCACACCCGCAAAGGTTTCCGTGAAGGCCGGAGTAAGAAGGTTTAAGTCCTCATAAGGCGTTCCACCACCATCGGGAGCCTTTGCGATCGTAAGAGTAGGCACATATGCGTTGTCCTCTACCTTCTGTACCTTATGAATGTTTCCTTCTTCGTCTATGTAGGAGCCGTTTGTACCATCCACATAGCCATTCGTCATTGTAGAGTTAATGACGCTTGTATGAGTGCCTTCGTACTCTGTTACGCTGTCAGATGCCGTAAACTCAAACACACACTCATAATTTCCATAAGTGTTTGTAAAAGCGTAAGTATCGACATCCGAAAGAGTGATCGTAGCCGTAGTGCCATTGTAGGTCACATCCAAGTTCTTACAAGCAAACGGCATATAGAAATTGACTACATCGTTATTCTTGAGGTTGAGCGTTTCTGTATAGGTATCAGCATCAACCTCTGTCGTGTGCTTTCCTGTAGAGGTAGTGGCTCCGCTCGCCTCAGACCACATCACAAGAAACTTCTTTCCATCAAGCATATACAGTTTGTTCTTTTGATTAGTCTTATCCTCAAACTGCCATGCCTTGCTTCTTGTGTTGTTTGCGCTTGTGTAGAGAAGGATGTCATTCCAGAAGATGCTCTCTCCTGCGTGGATGAAGCCTCTTTCCTCTCCCCTCAGCATGTGATATCCGTTTATCGGTAAAGGATCATCGTTACTGTCCTTGTAGGTTGCAACAGTTTCATATCCCATACATTTACGGACTTTGCCGGGAACATCACGGATCATATTAACGGCATTGGGGCTTTTTTGTTCATCTACGTTTGCGGGGCTGTTTGTAAAGTCGCATCCCTGAAACGTATCTATTGTCAATATGCTTTTCTTAGGACTACTAGGTACTTTGAATGAAACTGCCATATCTATTCCTTAAATCCATCCAGTGACGGATGTGAAATGTTCTGATGAAGGGGCGCTGACCGATTTAGTCAATCTCTCGAAGGCTACCTCAAACTCGTTACGGTAAATAGTGGCTATGCCGACATCATCATCCTTATAGAGCTGTGATGCCATATACAGTGGCATAAGCGCCGCTACTTCGGGATCGAGTGCAAGAACCGCATCATCGGGCGTATCAAGTGTTATCTGCGGGGGATATGCCTTGTAATAGACTTTGTAATTCCCCGGCTCATCTCTAGGAATAAGCATTATCTTAAAGCCTTCCTGGAAATAATCGCTTGTTGCGGTATACCGGGAGCGGGTTATATCCCCCTCGTAGATAACTGTTTCAGGATCGACTAAATAAAAGTCATCGACTAATTCAGTCAAATCATATCTTGTGTACTCGTTGTAAGGCTGTATATCCGCATCAGAAGCGTAGTCTGCACTATACAATGCAAAGTTCTTCAAAGCGAAGGGATAATCGCCTACAAACGTCACCTTAACAAGTTCATCGGCTGTATTAGATACTAGATACTTAAAGGGAGTAAAGCCTGATGGAGATTCAAGTTCGACAGGTGTTCTCGTAATCTCACCGACTTGAATAGTCATTGTAGCCTTTCCCTTTAGTTCAAAGTACATAGAACGTGCTTTCTCAGCAGAATACTCGATAGTGCCACGCTCTACGCTATTGATGTTCTCTCCGTTAGGAACAAGGTTCTTAACAGGGATATGAGCTATATCAATGCTCCTTATGATAAACTTGCCCGCTGTTGCAAGCATCTGTAACGCTTCATTAGCAGCGCCAGGCATAGCGGATATATACTCTCTCGTACTGTTGTCAGTAGGAATAGTTGTAGATCCGTTATTCGTTGCATACAATTTCTGCAACGTTTTTAACTTTATGTCACCCCATGTAATAGTAGGTAATGCCATATCTTTATCCTCTTAAAGACCTAACTTCTCGATGATGGCTTTCTTCATAGCCATTCCAGTTCCTTTTTCAAGGCCCAACTTGTCGCATACTCTTTCAAGCTCTGCGTTGTTAAGTCTGTTGATCTCTGTTTTGGTGTACTTTACAGCGGGAGCAGGAGCATCTTCCTTTACTTCCGCTTTTACTTCTTCTTTCTTGACAGGCTCAGGTTTAGATGCCATCGCTTCTTCGTAGGCATACGCTTCGCCAGTGTCTATCTTGATTCGCTTTGACTCATAGCCACCGGGTAAAACCTTTGTGACTTCATATGTGCTGTACCCTTCTTTGAAGGTATCTCCGACTTTAAGTCCAGTAGGTATCATATTCTCTCTCCTTAAAGGAAAGCCCCGACACCCCAATAATGAAGTGCCGGAGCCTCACATAGCCGATTATGACAGCGTAGTACCAACAGTAGCACCACCAAGGATTACATGGCGCCAGTTGTTAGCACCGATACTAAATCTTGCGTAACCGTTGTAGATCAGGTTGCGTGAATGAATGTCAACGTCATTCTTCACATCAAGAGCAACTCTGTCATAGAATACAGTTCCGTTATATGCCTTGTTAGCCTCATCAGACATAAGGATATAAGGTTCTGTTCCAGAAGCAGCCTCCCAAAGAGGATCTACAACAAGCTGCCACATACCCTTCTGAGTGTTGATATCGTTGTTGTTGGAAGCGATAACACGGTCAGAAGCGATGAGTCTCTTGATTGTTTCCTCAAGGCTCCAGCAGTTACCGGGAACGATAATCTTGTTGAAGGTGTAGCCAGTTACGTTGCCAGACTCATTCTTGAAGTTACGTCCGATAGAAGCCAGTCTGATAAGGGTAGACGAGCTAAATGCGTTCGTAAATACGTTAGACTGTGTAGCAACATCAGCCTTAACAGAAGAGTGGTCAGTAGCAAACAGACCCTTGCCATCACCAGTTGTACGGTCAAGACCAGTCTTGGAGCCGTAAACGAAGGTAGAACCTTCTGCGGAGATGAAGTTCGTTGCGAACTGGCAACGTGATCTCTTGTAGGAATTAACAAGCTCACGAGCCATAGTTTTCATGCCATCGATATCTCCGTCATCGTTCATTTCCTTAGTCATGTGTACTTCCTTCGTGAAAGCACTGTGAACGATCAGCTTAGGAGTACCTTCCTGGAAGTCATCAAGAGCAGCGCTATCGCCCTCGTTGGTGATTTCCATGTTTCCAAGAGAAGTGAGTGAACTCTGCTTCTCAGCATACTTTTTAGATTTCTTCTCTACTGCGATTTCGCCTACGATCTGGTCGTACTGAGTTTTCTCAGAATCGGTATCAAGAAGAACTGCATTGAGGACCTGAGCCACCGGCTTCCAAAGGTCATCATTCAGCGCACTGTTTTTTGAAATTGTAATAGCCATAGTGCTTATCTCCCTTCGAATTATTCAAACTTAACTACTACTTCGCTACCAGAGGTAGTTCCCATTGTCTCGATGACAGTAGCAACACCGTTTGTAGTGGTAGAGGTTACAGATGCACTATCCGTGTGGATAGTAACCTTTGAGCCGACAGTAAGAGCACCATCAACAGCCTGTGTGGTTACATACTCCTGATCGGGATAGATAGGCTGTACTGCAACTACATCAGCGGTAGTCTTTGTACCCTTCTCTACAACAACGTAGGTAGGCATAGCAGTACCAGAAACCTTAGTGATCTTGCCGGATACGATAGCGGCAACTTCGCCAACTGCAAAAGTAGCAGCAGCAGAAGGGAGTTCCTTTATGATGGGGGTATTACCCTTGTCCATCCTTTTTAACTTGAACATACTTATTTCCTCCTATAGAGTCTTGTTATACAGTTTCTTTAGTTCGGCCGCTGACTTATTAGGAAATGCCTCTTTCCACATATCCAGTTGTGATACAGGAATATCTGCTCCGTCATCAGGTGTAGCCACACCATTGACAGGATTAAGATGGGATTTCCCTTTAGCCTGATTAATGGCCTGTTGCGTTATAGCCGCCTGTTTCTCACTGCTCACTTTTCCGTAGTTGACGATTTTATAGGCGGAAACAAGGTCAATGTTTCGGTTCATAGCAAACTGAATTACGTCTGGTGGAACGTTATCAAGTGATGTTATGCCTGGATCAAGTTGTCCCAGTTCCGCTATATCAGCGTTAATCTGTGAAAAGGTAGCCTGAGCCTTCTGCTGTTCTATAACGGCCTGTGCCTGACGTATAACAGGATTGTTGTTAATGAAGTTATCCAGTACAGAGGGATCTACTCCGTTCTGCTGTAACTGTTCTTTAGCCTTCATTTCTTCCTGTGCGTCAAGCGCTGCGAGGTAATCTCGCTCTGAACGAATAGGCTGTCCGGTTTTAGGATTCTTTAAGTGACCAAAACGTCTGGCATATTCAGCATCTCTTGCCCGCATTTCAGCTTCAGACTTCCTCCGAGCTGCTGCTGCGATGGCGTTCACGTCAACTGTCTGCGTCTGTTCTGGCTCCTGTTCCGTAGCCTCTGTGGTTTCTTGCGACTCCCCCTGTTCAGCGGGTTCAGGGTTTTCTACGCTTTGAGTGTCATCAACATCTGTGGTATCCACATCAGTCGTAACTTCCTCGGTAGTGGTAAGATTTTCCATTCCGTCCATATTCTGTTTTCCTCCTTGGGTTTTTACGCTTCTCCTGCGAAAGTTTATATATATGCATTAAAAAAGCGCCTCCGTTTAGGAAACGCTCTCTTAACTCATTTATTCAGTAGGCTCCGCATTGAGCGGTATCTTTTCTTCGCCTATCTCTTTTTGGAAGTTCCTGCAGTTCTTATTCCTGCAAGAGTATTTAATCAGCATAAACATATCGACCTTATCATCTTCCATATGATAGCCATATGAGGTCTTGCTTATAACTGCTTCTATGTTACATACCGGGCATACCATTCGGGATTCCTCCTAGTGTTTGCATCTGCTCTGCTTCCATCTGCTGTGTCTGTGCCTGCTGTTCCTGCTCTGCCAGACGTTCCTCAATGACACGCTTAATCTCTGCGGCATGAGGATAGTCGTTACGCTCCTGTTCAAGCCAGTACAGATATGCGGTCTTAAGGTCTCCTAAGATACCAAACGCACCGCTCTGTAACTTCATATCAGCCTGATTCCACATAGCCTCTCTGTTAACCATGAGCGTAGATGTGGGATCTGTCTCAAAGATAAACTCATCATTCCAGTAAGGAACACCCGCCTGATCTATCTTCAGGAAGTCCTTTTTATCGAAATGAGAGTAGTTAATGCTTCCGTCTGTATTCGTTGATATGACAGGAATAGGCTGGTCTGCATAAGCAAGAGCAAACTTGAACATCATTTCATACAGTTTTGCGTAAGCGTCATTCTTCATAACACGCTTAGATTCCAGTCTGCCCGCTGCCTGATTGATTGAATACTGCTTAGCCGTTCCTGAAAGAGCTGAGCTATCGTATTTACCCTGAAAACTATCGGTAATACCAAGTGTTGACTTAGCCCACTGGTAGTTTTCTTCAAGGACCATACGATCCTGTGAGCAATCGGCCTGTACTGTGATAACATCTATCAGTGCTTTATCTGCCGGATTCTCTACACGGATAACCTTAAATTCTTCATCTGTTGTCTCAACTCCCAAAGAGCGGGGCAGTGTAACGTATGAACCACCCTTCAAAAGTTTCTCGTTTATCTTTGATCCCAGCTTTTTGACGGTTTCTTGCTGATCTCTTATCGCATTTACGTCTGAAAAGCCTAACAAGTGTCTATCTCTTGATATATTCTTGCGTAAGATAAGTGGATAAGCGTCAGGCTTGTAATAATCAACATCAATCTCTTTTTCTTCCTGAGATTGCTGCATCTGCCCGGTCATAGGATCAATTTCTATCTTTTCTTCAAAGATTTTCAGCTTTTCAGTGGGATCTTTTTCCTTCTTCCACTTCTTAGAACCGCAAAACTCGCACTCTTTTTCGTTTCCTCGTCTCGGTTCACCGCATTTAGCGCAGACTTCAAGGATTCGGGCCTGGTAATCATCCATATCTTCAAGTGTTATGTCGCCGCACCACCTAAAAAGTCCGATCCCGCCATCGTTATTCTTGTAATATGCCGTGATAACAGTGACGAGATCATCACTAGCGGCCCCTTTTCTGATGTCCAGGTCCGTTTCTTCCTCGGTCTGAACGTCTTTATCGAACCGGAGCTTGACATATTCCTTAGTCTGAGACGTTCTTGTAAAGATGTAGTCCATCTGAGCCACATCCATAACGCCCGGCTGAGGTATAACATTCCTCGGATGGAGTGTTGAAACGGCAAGATCACCGATATTGCAGTGAAATCCCTTAGTGTTATCCCATTCCACAAGGAAGAAATCGCCTCCCTGGATAGGAACGATACGCTCTTGAAGGTCATTCATCTGCTTAAAGCCTAAGTATCTGACCTCGTTTTCAAGAAACTTCTCTATTTTGTTTGCTAATTCCTCATCTTCTGCGTGAATAGCCGTAACTTTCGGCATAGGAACAGAAGTGTCAACCTGAGATTCTATAAGCTCATAGACTATGTTGCGGACATTGATAGCCTGCTTAGGGGCCATACTGTTCTTGTTGGGGCCGTATGAGATTTTAGTACCTTCGTAGTATTCCTCATTGATATCCATATCCTTGAGGACTTCATCATACTTGCTCTTTGCGGTCTCAAATTTGCTCTGCCACTCTTTGAGTTTTTTAGTTGCTTCTGGATTTTTAATCTGCTCCATAGTCCTTTTCAGCCAGTTCATAACCTAGGCTCTCCTAACTCTCTAACCATCAGCTCTTTTATTTCACGGCTTGCGTGTTTGTAATCTTCTATTAAGTCCTCCCTCCATTTAGGACGATCATCTTTCTCTCTATCAGGAAGGGGTGCTCTAACCCACCAAATACAAAAGCAGCGTAGTGAATCGACATCGTGTGTCAAATCATGCGGCTGCTTTGCGTAGATTTTAGGTTTATTCTTATCTTTTTGGATCTTCTGTAAACATCGGATGAGGTTTGGCGCTGTTCCTTTTAGGAAGGTCAGTGCCGGCCTGTGTCCATCTTCGGGAACCCTTAACCATTCCTTCATCGCCATACATCCATTAAACAGGTCATTCGATGTCTTTGTAAGGATTATTCCGTTCTCTGCGAAGATATCAGCAACGGATTTTCCCGTTTCCTGCCTTCTGTTCCATAAATCAGGAGGGGCAAGATAACTGTCTATGTATTCATCTGAGCCTATCCGGTTAATGGCTTCGGCCGCCTGAGAAACCGTCATATCAGATGCGTCAAATTCTCGGTAGACCTGAGCATTTCCGAAGATGTCAACGCTTATCCAGTGCAGAGACAACATATCAAGTCCGTAGTCGATTGACACATAGCGTTTCAGTTTTCCTGAAAGCGGTTCATCTATTTCGTGCGTGTCCTTCTTCACTTCTGGGAAGTAGGCTCCGCCCGGAACCATAAGGGCTTCCTCGATAGTGGCGGGGTACTCTGCTGTGATTAAATCTCCCAACGCTCGTCTGGTCTGCTCGTACCATTCCTTATCCCTTCGGGGATCTGCACTCCACGGAATAAATATCTTGTTAAATCCGTTATCAGGATCGGTAAAGATTTCCTCGAATAGAGAACCACGCTCTATTGTCGACAAACCGATGACCTTACCGCCGCCCGGTCTGTTTATCGTAGGAAATCCTGCTTGCCATATCTCTCTTGCGAACTGCTGGAAGGCCCACTCGTCAAATATTATCAGGTTAGCCGTAAAGGAACGGCCTACTCCCGGAGATGAAGGGAACGCTTGAAATTTACTCTCCTGTCCGTTTGGGAACACAATCTTGACTGTAAGGGCTGTACCTTCGAAGATTGCACCCTTCCAATTAACAGGAAGATAATCCTTATCGGCTACTATCTCAGGCATATAGGTAAATATAACCTTTAGCCTTCTGACAAGTTCTTTTGCTTCTTCTTCTGTTCTTGAAAGTCCGATCACTGTCTTGCCCGGACTAATCAAGGTATGCGCTGCTATATGAAGTACAAGCCACGAAAAACCTAACTGCCTGGCCTTTAGGATTACGTTCCATCTATGGCCCATTATGGACTTCAATGCCTCTCTCTGTTCAGGCCACATATTGAAGGGCTGTATCAAGTCCTCTGCGTCTTTATCCTCTATATGGCCGTAGGTATCAATGAAGTATTGAATGTTTGTCCGGCAGTATTCTATTTCCTTGTCTCGTAATTCCTGTATAGTCGGCATACAGTTACCAATTAACTACTCCGCTTCCTGTTATGTTGCGTTGTCTCGGCATAGGCTTTCCGCCCATCTTGTCATACAGTAAGGATTCTACAAGAGCATCCCTATACTGTTGCTCTGCATCAAGCCTATCGTTCTCCATCCTGTTGTATGCAAGGTTGCCTATCTGATTAATGAGATTCCTTTCAGGAACAGTCATTCCATTAGCATAGTAAATCGCATTTGCATCAGGGCCGGACATCTCATTGTTTAAAGCGTTCTGCGTAAAGAACCTATTGTAATCTCCTAAAGTATCGTAGTATTGAGCGTTTTGTATAGCGTTCCTTCCGCCTGAGCTATATTCTGCTCTCGGAGAAGGGAGAAAACCGTAATCGTCATACATGGCATGAGTTAAAGCCTGCGGCTGCTCAGCTACAAAATCTATCGGATTGCCATTCCCTCCTAACAGGGAAGGTCTAAGTTCCGCCTCATTCTGTCTAGGAGATGCCTCTGCTCTATCCCGATACTGCTGTACTAACTTCTGTTTAGTGTCCTCACTCACAGGAGTACGATTTTCATTACTATTCGCATTAGTATTCTGTTTAGTCTGCTCATCTCTCTGTTTCTGCTGCTTCTTCATTTCATCTCTCCTTTTCCGAAAGGATAAGATATCGGTTGTTATGTTGGCCCAGGGAAAATTTATAAAATTTTCTGAGGGGCTTTATTATATCTAATAGGAGTCAGCCCGCTTTTGACACCGGGGGTGGGTACCCGGGGTATATACTGCCTGCTGCCGGCTGGACCTGTATAGGTATACACTGTATAAAAATAAAAAAAATAGCAGCCCTTTATGATCTCTGGACTACTAGATATAGTGGTGTATGATCTCTCAGTCTATATGTTGTATCTGTTTAGTAGTGGACTACAATATCTAGATACAAGCACGCCGATAAATGAACATTTAACGGATAGCTCGTATGTTCTACAAACAGGCGTTCTATTATCCTGTTAATCTTTTACTGAGCTTATCTATTAATGATCTATCTGCATCGGTCATTATCTCACCGGTCAGATCAATGCTGCTCTTACTTTCGGGCTTATATCCCGCCGTGTCTCTGACAAACTCCGCACACTTAAAGGAACCATTCTTTGCGCCCTGGATCATAGCTGCAAGGATTAAGGAACCATAAGTATTATCTATCATCATATCTGTATCATCTAACGTTTCAGATATAACCTTGTTAGATACTACTTGTTCTAACATAGCTTTAGCTAACTCATTAAAGTTCTTTTTCTTCTCTATGTTTTCTCGTCTACTTTCGTTAGCTTTCTCTATGATCTTTAACCGTTCTTCTCTTGTTCGCTCTCTTAAGTCTATGAGATTAGATGATCCTATCTCTTTACCATAAAACCATTTATGTTTTTTATAACTATAACGTGCTTTAGTACCATCATCAGTCATACCGGAAATAAATAAACCATCTTCTGACTGGATGCAATCATAAATAGTTATATTTCGTAAAGGATCAAAGCAGGATTGATTACTGTCTATAACTGGATCATCATTTTTGTCAGTGATAGAGATTGTATTTTCATTTATCGGATTATAGATATCACTCATAGTATTAATGATCCTCCTTCCTGCTAATTTTAGGCAATAAAAAAGAGCTATTAAAAGCCCTTGTTTTTATTTCTAGTTATTCCTACATGATACACTATAACACAATATCTAGTGGTTGTAAAGTATTAATTTTACGCTATCTTGTATATCTAAACAGTTAATATATTCACTATTCTATTAAGAGATAAAGTG